GGAGAATACGATGGCAACATCGACTCGCATTAAAGCAAATGCTTTGAAGCTTACAATCGACGGCACGGACTACTGGGCGGATTTCTCGTCAGTAATGATGCAGTCCGAAGAAGCAGCATCAGACGTAACCACGTTCTACGACGCATCACTTGGTGGCCGTCGTGACTTCTTCTTCACGGTCTCTGGTGTCCAGTCGACCGAAACAACGTCGTTCTGGCGTGCAATGTGGGATGACGCTGGCACCGAAGTTGCATTCATTTATGCACCTCACGGAAACGCCACCCCATCGGCTAACCAGCCGCACTTCACCGGAACCGTTCGCCTCCCACCACAGGGTGCAATCATGCTCGGTGGCGAAGCATCGCCCGACGGCACGTTCTCGTTCGACGGTGTCCGCATGGACATTGTTGGCGATGTAACGCTCGACGTCACCCCGTAAGGCCTGAAGTATGGCTACGGTCCTTAGCGGTTCAACGGACGGGATTTATCTCCTCCAGGACACTAAGGGCCGTACCTACATCAAAGGACTGAACGCTACCCGGCAGAAGTTTCTTGCAATGGGTGGAGATCGGAACCTGTTTGAAAAATGGATTAAGGAAGCAGCAATGGTGGGTGCGCGTGAAGCAGCATCAACCGCACCGGTCATCACTGGCAAACTTGCTTCATCCATTCGCGGTTACGCATCAAAGACGGTCAACATTCGAAACACAGCAACTGGGGCCGTAGATCGTCGCATGGTGTTCGGTGGTGTTATCACCGCTGGGTCAGGTCGAGTAAGAAACGTGGTCGGTGGTGGAAGCATCACCACAGGCGTGTTATATGCCCGGGCAGTATCACTCGGCACATATCACGTTGCAGGTCAGCAGTCGGTCGCTGGAGACCGCACATGGCGCACCACAGTACGAGGCAAAGGCAACGCATTCATTGTAAAGGCTCGCGAGAAAAAGAAGTCTTACATGGTTGCTTTGCTAAACTTCAAATTGTCACAATACATAAAACAGAAAGGTTTTAAAACTAATGGACTTTGAGGACATTACCCTAGGCGAAATCGCCGAAATCGAGGACTACGCAAAACTGCCATTCTCGGACATCGCAGAAGAGAAAATCGGCGTTATCAAACTACGCATCGCACTCGCATGGATCATCAAACGACGCACCGACCCAAACTTCAAAATTACGGATGCAGAAAAACTTACCCCAACAGATTTTGGTTCATTGTTTGGGGATGACGACACCACAAAAAAATAAAGGAAGACCGGGCAGAAATTCTGGCTGCACTTGTAGCTGGTGCTGGTCTCTCGGTCAACGAAGCAAACAACCTGACGTTGCGAGAACGTAACGCTATTTTCAAATTTATGAATGGAGGCAAATAATGGCTGTGCCTAACATGATTGTTACTCTGGCTATGAATGCCACGAAGTATTCGCAGGGTTTGAAAAAAGCGGCTGGTCAGTCAATGTCGTTTGGTCAACTTACAACTAAAGCATTCAATCTTGCCAAAGGTGCAATGCTTGCTCTTGCGTTGGGGTTGGCAAGGATTATCCCGGACTTGGCAAACATGGGTGCCGAATCGCGCAAAGCCGATGTGCAGCTCAAGTTCATGTTGGAGAACTTGCAGGGTATTGGTCCGGCAACCGATAAGACCGTCAAAGCGATGGCGCGTTACGCGGATCAGGTTAACAAGGCTACTGGTATTGATGATGAGCAAGTCAAGGCCGTTCAAAAGAAACTGTTGATTTTTGATTCGCTTCGTAAGACTGCTGGTGACCTTGGTGGCACGTTTGAACGTACTACTGGTGCGGCGATTGATTTGGCAGCTGCAGGTTTTGGTGACATGGAATCCAACGCGCTCAAGTTGGGTAAAGCATTAGAAAACCCGACTCAAAAGTTGGGGCAGTTGGAACGTGCTGGCATTACGTTTACGGAAGCCGAAAAAGCGAAAATTGCGGCACTTCAACAGTCTGGTGATTTGTTGGGTGCGCAAGAGATTGTTTTGGGCAAGGTTGAAGAACGTGTCAAAGGTATTGCTGAAGCTTCGGCAACGCCGTTTGAAAAGATGGCTGGTCAGTTTTCTCAAATGGGTGACACGATCGGTGAAGCAATGTTGCCCGCACTTGAGGAAATGAATTTGCAAATTAGTGCATGGCTTGCATCTCCTCAGGGTAAAAAGGATTTGGATAACATTGTGGCCGCGTTTGTGGCAATGGCTCAAGCAATCAATGCAACCGTTGGTTTTGTTATTGCTTTGATGGATGCGTGGGCTGGGGCTACCGGACAACTCGACGCATACGCTAAAGCACAAGAGGGTGTTACGGGTAGTAGTGGTAGCCGTTTCTATGTTCCGGGTGTTACCCCAACGACTACGCCGACCAAAGCTGGTGGGTCCACTGCACCAGTTATCAATTTCAATGCGCCTGTTGATTCGGTTTCTGCTGGCCGTGAAGTGTCGCGTGTGCTGCAAGATTACAACCGGGCGAATGGTGGTCGACAATGACTTTACCGATTATTGAGCAACCGCTTTATGGTGAGATGCTTTTTGAAACTTCTCCATGGGCCACACCGTTTGTTTGGACTGACCGAACCGCCGATCTAGTTTCAGGTTTGAATTACTCACAGGGTGGTCGAGTTGGCGCACCCGGATCATCAACAGTAGATGTTGGAACGCTCAACGCAACATTAAAAAACTTGGCAAGTGTTCCGGCGGTTGGTGCGCTCGTAAGAATATCGTTTAGCAAGTTCGCTGGCTATGCGTTTGTTGGTTATGTTCAAGATGTTTCACAACGCATTGTTTTTGACAATTCAATCAGTCTCTCAACACCCGTCACCTTGACAACATTAAATTGTGTGGACTGGGTAGGGTATATCGGTCAGTTCCAAGCCGTTGGTGCTGGAGGCGCAAACTCAACTACTGGAGTCCCTGAAACAACTAGTTTTTATGATTTTGCTCGACGAGTAGCGGCGCTAAACCTAATTATTGATCCGACTAACGCAACCAAGATAATTAACCCGCAAAGTGATTCTTCTGGTTTAAAAATGGGCGACACAGATTATGTCGGCAGTTTTAAAGAACACCTAGATTTGATAGCAATGTCAAGTCAAGCGTTTTGGTTTGCACAAAACATACTACCGACGAACACCACAACTGGTCGGACTGGATTGGTTCAAATTAGGCAGTCATTAGTTGCATCAGGAAAAACTTTTACCGACCTTGCCGGGTCTGCCGGGCAATTACATTACACCGAAATTGACATTGAAAACTCAACTCAAAACATTGCTAACAGCATTGTTGTGAACAATCGCACACGAATACACATTGCTGACCCCGACGTTACAAAAATTGGTGGATTCAATGAAACAAACTATTTAATTGTGAACAATCAAAATGTCGTCGGGGTTGGTGTTGATCGTGCGCAAAAAGCAACAGACGCAACTTCAATCACAACTTATGGAAACCGTCAAAGTGAATTTGATGCAAATGTCGGTGCTGAAGTAAATGTAAATAGATACAATCTAATTTCTAACCCGTCAGTTGAATATTCTGACGACGGATATTCAGGCATTGCAAACTCAAAGGTTCGCCGTCGCCAACCATTACAAGAAGCAAGCCCATTTGCGGCCTACAACGGTTTGTGGGCCATGCGAGCAAGACAATCAACCGCAGCAGCCTCAACACGAATTACTTATAGTGGTGGAGAATCAGACGGAATACCTGTAACCGGTGGTGCGACTTATTACATTTCTGGTTATGCCGCGCGTGGCACCCCATCTCGAACAGACATGATCTCCTCAATGACTATTGAATGGTTCAATGACGACGAAGCGTCAATATCCACAGCTACAACCGCAAATTCAACGCTGACAACCGCAAACACATGGTATGGGATTAGTGGTAGTGCTGTTGCCCCGGCAACCGCAGTCCGGGCAACAATCAGAATGTCATTTGCTAGATCAGGTGGCGGCAACATTTCCGTTGGAGATTTTCTTTGGGCAGATGCTCTAAAGTTTACAAGAACAACGGGGTTTGGTTATTTTGACGGTGATACACCATGGACGACCGCCAACGGTTATTTTTGGACTGGTGGTGTCGGTTCATCCCCAACTGCCCAAATTACAAACTATATAGACAATCTTGCAACAACACTCCTCGCTCAATACTCATCAACTTCACTTAGAATTTCACGCATTCGTTGGAACGCACAAGAGGATTTAGCATCAATCCCGTCACTATCCGTGGGCAAAACAATTTCTTTAATTTACAAAGGCACAACAACTACACACCGAATCATAGGAATCGACGGCAGCGTTGATTCCGAACGATACATGATCGACTACTACCTACAGAAAGTATAAAAATGAAAGAAATCATCAAGCGCATCACGCGCATCGCATCATTCGCCCTAGGCGCTGGAATTGCTGGACTGGGTGCAGGTTCAGCAATCGGTCTCACAGTGGCCCAGAGCGCCCTTATGGGCGCGTTGACGGGTGTCCTGGGTATCTTTGGTGCCCTGGCATTCATCTACGCCGGTAAAGGCTCGGTTGACGACGGTGACTTCAACGCCACCATCAACAGCGCCATTGAAACTGCTCGCGCGAAAGACGGCAAAAAGTGAGTGACGGGGTGGTGGTCACACTCGAACGGATCTACGAAAAACTTGTGGAACTGGAAATTCGACTGGGCGACCACCCCAAACAACTCGACGACCACGAAAACCGTATCCGCAACCTCGAAATGAAAGTATGGTCATTCGCTGGCATATCCAGCATTGTGGCCGTAATCGCATCACTCATACTCACGAAAGTAGGCTAACCATGGCAGACGCAGACCTTATCCGCCCGGTCAAACCAACCGCAATCAACGACGACTTCGCAGCTCACGTCAAACGTGGGGCCGCAACACCCGGACTGGACTACAACTGTGCCGTCGGCGATTCGGTGTGGGCATCCGATCGTGGCATTGTTATCGCCGCATCGAACAATCCGAACAGCGGTGCAGGTAAGCATGTTGTAATTCGACACCGCGACGGTTCACAAACGCTCTACTACCACCTATCGAAAGTATTCGTCGGCAACGGCACACGCGTCAACCGCCGCGACGAAATTGGCAAGACCGGGAACACCGGAACACAAACGACTGGCCCACACCTGCACTTTGCAATCAAGGATGCCAAAGGTCGCTTTGTTGATCCAGAGAAAGTGTTTGCGCGTGAGAAGCGTGAACGTGTCAAGGAACGTGCCGTCAAGGCAAAGGCCGCCGCTTTGGTGGTTGAGACGATGACACCGACGCATGAGATTATCCCCGAGTAGGTTCTAACCTTTCTCCCTACCGGGTGGGGCAGTCGTTCTAGGGGGCGACTGCCCCTGTTTTGTCGTTACCAAACTGTTACCTAAATAAGTCTTGGAAAGTGTCGCGGAATCTGTATCAGGTGTGCTACATTGATTACACACCAACAGAAAGGCAACACCATGAACACCACCTACATCACCGAACAGACCACATACATTGCAGAAGTTGACGGCGAATTTGCCAACGAACTTCACCAGATTGTCACCGAGGGCGGCGCAGACGAAAAGCGCGCCATGTTTGCACTCAACCTCGCTAGCAACTCCATCGACGACACGATTGCACTCCCCGACAACTTCGCCGCATACATGATGAACCAATACGTCGGATCAACAGCCATCCGTGGCTACGACGACCTTGTCCACCTGCTCAACGTTGGCGGATTTATCAGCGACGAAACCGCGACGTTCCTCAAGTCGGACTTCATCCTTGCCGACGATGTTCTTTGCACCTGCGACGCTTGCGACGCTCGATAACATGCCAAAGCAACAGGCATTCAACCTCGGCCGTACCGCCACCGCAATCGCGGTGGTGGTACTGTCGTTCGGTCAACCATGGGGCGCAATCCCAGCATCCATCGGTCTCGCATTGGTCTGGTATGGATCCACACAATGAACGCTGGCCACACGTCGACATAGTCCGTAACGAACTACGCCAACTACAAGCCGAACAAACCGTCGCCGCGGTCAAAGCACGAGCGGCACACTTTGCCGAACTCAAACAACACATGACCGGGTACGACAAGACACGCACCCGAATAGAACGTCGTAGGTCTATGAGAACCTTTACTGAACGTATGCTCAAATACGGAGAAAAGGTACTCAATGAACAGCGAAAGAATGGTCGCCCGGTCACAGACCGATGAATGGTACAAGGCGCGCCAATACGGTGTGTCAGCCACAACCGTTGCCAAGGCCGCTTCAGGCCCTGCCGGATACGACGCCGAACTACAAAACGCGTTATTCCCCGAGCAAAACGAAGTCGTTGACAACGCCTACATGAAGTTTGGGCGCGACTGGGAACAATGGATCGTAGAGAACCTGCCCGGCGGATTCGAAATCAAACACAACGATTGGCTAATCCGCGGCGACGATGATTACCGCTGGCACCTTGCCACACCCGACGGCCTCAACGCCAACTGGTCAGTCATTGCCGAAGTTAAAACGACTGGCAAAGACTGGGAGGGCAGCGCAATCCCAATTCAGTACCGTCGACAAGTGCAATGGCAAATGCATGTTACCGGGGCAAAACAATGCATATTCGGTTGGTTACTTCGTGCCACAGCCGACAACGGCGAATTTGTACCAGCATGGCTCGAACCCAAATGGGTCGTCATATTGCGTGACGAAGAAATGATTAAACAACTAATCGACGTTGCTCAACGATTTATAACCGATTTCAACAACTACAAGGAGATGCACAATGGCTCGATTTAACCTCGCAGACTATGCCACAGTCCAAGAACGCATTGAAGCATTCTGGAAAAAATACCCCAACGGTGCAATCATCACACGCGATCTAACCACCGATGCCGACCGCGACCGCAAACAATGGCGCGTCTACGCAGAAGTGTTTTTCACATTCGACGAGCTGCGACCACGAGGCACAGGCCTCGCATTCGAAATCGACGGCGGTGCCGGGGCAAACATGACTAGCGCATACGAAAACGCTGAAACGTCAGCAATCGGTCGGGCGCTCGCCACCGCAAACTTCACCACATCAAAGAATCGCGCATCACGAACAGAAATGCAGAAAGCCGAACGAGGCGCACCATCCGAGACGCAAATTACCGCAAACGACGTGCAAACGGCTACAACACTCGACGAGCTAAACCTCCTAT